TGACAAGATTGGCACCAATACCAAATCCAGCACCTGACCTAGCAGTAGCACCCATTGATGGAATATAAGTATCCAAAATGCTGAAAGTAGCAGCTGCGGTTAAGGCAATCAAAATGATTTCCTCAATATTTAAAGAACGTTTAGGAATCGCATAAGCGGCAATGGCAACCATTAAACCTTCGACAAGATACTTGATTACTCTTTTAACAAGTTCGGCGACATTAATTAATCCTTCCATTATAATAAATAAAAAGAAAAAAATATATATTTGCGATTAAAAACTTAAATAATTAGCTTTAATTAAAGTAAAATGAATCATTCTAAAGAAAAGGGTTTTAAAAAAACTGGATTTGAAAAGAAAATTAATAATGGCAAGAAAAATTCTAAATATGTTGACTTGCTAGAAGAAGATAAATCAATTGCTGGTCAAAAATTTGCGTGTGTTTCTTTTGTTTCTCCTGAAAATATTTTAAAACAAAAAGAAATATTCTTTTTTGAGGAATTCCTAAAGAAGTGGGATTTAAATAAATCTATGGAAAAATTTGTACAATTTTTAAATTTTGTTTCATTTAAGTACAATATGTCTTTTGATGATTTAACAACTGATTTTAAAGAGTTTGTTAAAGAGGAAAAAGAATCTCTTACAAAAACAAGTATGAGAGATGAATATAAAACATTTCTTGATAATAATGAAGAAGAACTTGAGAAAACATTTGGAATTGATAACCAATTTCAAACTTCTACAAGAGGATTAAAGATTAGAGGAGTATATCCAACATTAGAAGAAGCTGAGTTGAGATGTAAAATGTTGAGAGAAGTTGATCCTAATCATGATGTATATGTAGGTCCTGTTGGATTATGGATGCCTTGGGAACCTGAAGCTTATAAGACTGGTCGTGTTGAATATATGGAAGAAGAGCTAAACCAATTGATGCATGAAAAAACAAAAAATGAAACAAATGCTAAGTCTGCTTTTGATCAGAGAGTTAAGGAAACAAAACAAAAAGCAATTGAAGAAAATATTAAGAATGCGGAAAAGTCCGGAAATACATTAACACAATCAATTGATAATGAAGGTAATTTAATTGGTGTTACTAATACTACTACATCTTTTACAAAAGATCCTGAAACAATTTCTGTTGCTGATATTCGTTCTGAACTCTTTGAAGGAGAGAATATTGTAGTTGGAAATACTGATCATGGTGAAAGTGAACTTCTTAGTGGTCCTTTTGCCAAAAAAAAATAGATTAAATATAATATACTAAATTAATAATTAATATATTATATATTTGTTTTACCATTTACTCTTTTTAACGCTAATTTTTTGTCCTGCGCCGCGTTTTTTAACTGAATTTGGGTCATATTTTTCTTCTTCATCGTCAGAATTACAACCTTTAGACAATTCCCAAAATTCCTTTGAGCCTAATTTAAAATCATTATGACTATCTGCCTTATACCAAAATACTTGATCTTGTAATTTATTTGATTTTGAATTATTATTTATTACTAAGCACTCAAAATTTTCAGTACATTGATCCATTACTTGACAAAATGATTCAAATGTTGGAAACATCCCAGCATAATTTTCATAAATTCTTTTTCTATTCGCAATATAATTCTCTCTTAAAATAAAAACAAAATCAATATTTGTTCTTAAAGTTGGAGGAATACCTAACGGATATTGCATTGTTATCACTAACATTATCTTCCAATGTCTCCCGTTCATAAATAAAAGACGCATTAATTTATCTCGCGTCCATGTAGCATCATACAAACAATCATCTAAAATTACAAATGCTCTTGGATCTATTGAGCTTCGCTTAAATGTTTCCATTTCCTTTTTTACCTGTTTTAAAACGGTTCGTTGTCTTTTTAACACATTTTCTATAATTGCTGTATTATACTCATTATGAATAAATAATTTTGGTACCATTTTTGTATAAAAACCGTTGCCTTCTTCTGTGCCTGAAATTACTGTTCCTATTGGAATATCTTGGTGGTAATAAAGTAAATCACGAACTAAGAAACTTTTACCTGTGTCCCTTTTCCCCAATAAAACTACGACAGGTCCTTTATTTTCGTTAGGCTTAAAGCTAATAGATTTCATATCAAATTTTTTTAATTCTAGCGACATATATTATATTTACCTTTTTTTTAATGAAAAAAAATACGCATTTAATATTTTAAATTATTTATAATTATTTAAATATTTTGATTATAAAATAATTGAATTATTTCTAATGTTTTATCTGTTTTATTTTCAGGTTGAGTCCAATAATTAATTTGTTCCTTTAAACATTCTAAACGATTATTCCATTCTTTTTTATGGACTATCTTAACAATTCCTGTTATTTTTGTAATACTCCAACAAGACCGTACACGTTGATTATTTATATCAATATAATCATCTGGATTAAACCTGATAAATATAATAGGTCTATGCCCTAAATCTTGTGATAGTTCCATTAATCTTTTATTTTCACAAGAGCAATCGTATTTACTATGCTGGTTTTCATCTACCTCTACAATAATAATTTGATATCCTAGATCAAGTAGTAAATCTGGACGCTTAGAAGAACACCCATCTTGGATTTTTTTATCCGCAAACCAAGTAAAATTAGGAAATAATAGTTGTACGAATTCTATTACAGAAAACTCTTTTGTTTTATAATTTTTAGCTATAGGTTTATCAGGAAAATTGTAAATAAAACATCTTAAACAAAATCCTTCAAATTTTTCTTGTGGTCTTGTGCTACATAAATGAGTCTTACACGTTTTATGAACGACATCAATCATATTATCTTTTTTACATTGAAAACAATGTTTCGCGTTTAATCCTTCAAAATTATAAAGTGGTTGCGATGTTTTACAATAACATAATTTATTTCTACTAATCATACCATTTAATTTACAACTAACACAATATTTTGGTATTAATCCCTCAAAATTAAAACTTGCTTGAGCCTTTTCACAAAAACACATATTATGATTTAAATCTATCATATTATCTGTTTTACATTTCGCGCAAAATTTAGGTTTCAAACCTTCAAAATTAAAATTTGGTCTTGAACCACACGCACATTTAGGGTTTCGCATATCAACCATATCAGGCAATTTACATTCAAAACAATATTTCGGTCTTAATCCTTCATAATTATAATTTGGACTTGTTAGTTTTTTACAAAAGCATCGCTCATCTACAACATTAATCATATTTTCACTTTTACAAGAATTACAAAACTCGGCTTTCAATCCTTCATAATTAAAAGTAGGTCTTACTTTTCCACAAAAACATTTTTTTCTATGAGTTTCAATCATGCCTTCTTTTTTACAAAGAACACAACATAACGGTTTTAAACCTTTAAAATTCCATCTAGGTTGAGAACTATTACATTCACATTTTTTATTTAAAACATCTACCATATCAGGATCTTTATGTTCAGCACAAAATTTAGCTTTTAGACCCAGAATATTAAAGGTAGCTTTTTTACTACAGTTTTCATTAACGCAAATAGTCATGATTTATTTAATTAAAATAATATTAACTATTTAGTTTCAATTTTAAATTTAATATTCAATAATTTTGCTATATTTTTTCATAATTTTATGAAAAAGTATATTTAACAATAAATAAGTTTAAATAATAGGGAATTTATATATTAAATAGCTAATGATGGTTGACGTAAATTATCAAAAAAGAAAAAATGCCGAGCTTTTCAAAAGTTTAGAAGATCCTAAAAGTTTGTTTCTCTCTAACACTCAAAATTATATTCCAATTTATAAGAGATTTTTTGAATTGAATGATACAAATTGGAATAGTATCAACCTAAATCATAAATGGTATATTTCAAATATTAAGGAAAGTGATGAAGAAAATAGCAATGTATTTAATTGTAAAATTAAAAATATAAATACACAAAAAACAAAAGAAAAAGATGTATTTTTCAAATTGGCACCTCTTTTAGACCCATATAAATATTTAATCGGAAAATATGATATTAATAATAAAAATTTATTTAAATTACCTGATATAAATTGTGATGAATCTAGTGTAAATGCTAAATTTTTAGATCAAAATAATTCAGCATATGTAGATGGATTTTTTATATATTTAACTAGTAATTTGAACCAAAATCATAATTTTTTACATGGATTAGATTATTATGGGTCATTTTTGTCTATTAAAAATAATTATAAATTGAATATATTTGATGACTTGGATTATTTAACTAATTCTGATTTTTTTAATAAAAATAAAAATGTATTATTTAAAGTTAATAATTATGATCATATTTTTCAAGATGAAAATAAAAAGAAAAAACCAATAAAAATTGAATATAATTTAAGCTCAAAATCAAATTTATCTATAAATTCAATTGATGATGAAACTTTTGAAGAAATTTTTGATAATGATAATTCTAGTAATTTAGAAGAATTAATTGATATGTCAAATTCAAATATTCTTGAAAATAACTCTAAAACCGCAACAATTAAAAGTACCTCTACTTGTTCATCTAGAACTTCTTATACATCATCAGAAAATAGTGATGATAAAGAGTCAGAAGAAACAGATACAGAAATAGATGAATTAGAAAAAGAAGAATGGGAAGATATTGATGAAGAGGATGAGGAAGATATTGAAGAAACAATTGAAGCTACTATTCCACAGTTTCCAGTTCAAGTAATTGGTATGGAATATTGTGAAAATACTTTTGATGATCTTATTTTATCTGATGAATTAAAAGATAAAAATGAATGGTTTTCAGCTTTTATGCAAATTATTATGATTTTGATTACTTATCAAAAAACATTTGCGTTTACTCATAATGATCTTCATACAAATAATGTAATGTATAATACTACAGATAAAAAATATTTATATTATTGCTACAAAAAAAAATATTATAAAGTTCCCACATTTGGTAAAATATTTAAGATAATAGATTTTGGAAGAAGTATTTATAAATATAATGGTAAAATATTTTGTAGTGATAGTTTTCAAAATGGTGGTGATGCGGCAACTCAATATAATACTGAACCATATTTTAATGATAAAAAAACCAGATTAGAACCAAACTATAGTTTTGATTTATGTCGTTTAGCATGTTCTATATTTGATTATTTAGTTGATGATTTAGATGAGGTTAAAGATATAGAAAAGTGTGATCCAGTTAAAAAATTAGTTGTTGAATGGTGTTTGGATGATAAAGGTATTAACTTATTATATAAAAATAATGGAGATGATAGATATCCAGATTTTAAATTATATAAAATGATTGCCAGATGTGTACACAATCATACTCCCCAAGCTCAATTAGAGAGACCCGAATTTAAATCATTTGAATATACTAAAAAAGATATTCCTAGTGAAGTAATTGACATTGATTCATTGCCTAGCTATATATAAATTTAGTTTTATAATACATTAATAAATAGTAAATAAATAGTAAATTATTATAAATTTCAATTAATTTATAATAATAATATAATGGATTCATATGGATTTATAATAACAAGACATGTTAATTCTGAAAAAACTAATAAGTATTGGAATAAATGTGTAAGATGTATTAGGGCATTTTATCCTTTAAGAAAAATAATTATTATTGATGATAATAGCAATCTAGATTTAGTAAAGGCTGATTTTGAATATTCAAATATTGAAATTATTCAATCTGAATTTCCTGGAAGAGGAGAATTATTACCATACTATTATTTTTATAAAAATCGTTTTTTTGATAATGCTGTAATAATACATGATAGCATATTTTTTCACAAAAGGATTAATTTTGAAAAATTAATCGGAGTTAAAATTTTGCCATTATGGCATTTTGATGCGGATAAAGAAAATCTTAGTAAAACCTTAAATATATCTAATAAATTGTCAAATAAAATAGAAATTCAAAGGAAACTTACATTAAATGATAGTATTTTAGGATTAAGTCATCAACAATGGTATGGATGTTTTGGAGTACAAAGTTTTATAAATTATAATTTTTTAAAATATATAGAAAAAAAATATAGTTTATTTAATCTTTTATCTATTGTAAAAAATAGACAAGATAGATGCTCATTGGAGAGAATTTTTGGATCAATTTTTTATACTGAAGAAATTCATAATTTAACCAAAATGAAATCTTTATTTGGAAATATATTTAGTCATCAAAACTGGAAATACACATTTGATGAATATGAAAATGATGTTAAACAAAAAAAAATATCAAAACCTGTTGTTAAAGTTTTTACTGGACGTTAATAATACTATGTCTATTTATATATAAAATAATTAATATAAATAATAAAATTAAATACAAATTATTATTAGTTTCTTCGTAATTATTTCTAAGAATAATTTTAGCATCAGCATATAATACTAAAATAATACAAAAAATAATAAAACTAGAAAATGATATCAAAAACTCTTTATATTTTTCCAATTTGTAGTAGTTTTCATATAATAAATACATAGATTTTAAAATATAAACAAAATATAAACAAAATATAAACAAAATATAATAAATAAATAATATAAAATGAATACATTATTTATTTTTTTTAACGCGTTTTTATTATTATTAATATTTTTAGCAGGTGGATTTAATAAAATTATTAATTTTAAAGATACCGTTAATTCTTTAGAAACACAAATAAATACAATCAAGTTAACACCTACATTTATTGTAGCAATTATCATTACAATTATATATTTTTATATTATTTTGAATCAGCAAATATATAATAAAAATAAGAGTTTGTATTTATCTTTATTGACAATAATAAGTATTACAATTATAGGGATACCACTTTTAGTATTCTTTAAAAATTATTTGAAACAATCTCTAACGCTTATATACAATACAACCATTTTGGGAGTAATAATGTTATTATTTTTTGGTAGTTTACTCGTATTATATTCGTTATTTACGGGTATGTATAAAGACTACGCATATGTTGCAACAATTGGTCTAGCGACATTTACTGCTATGACAATTTTAATTTTTCATTTCCCAACAAATAAATCTGAAATTATTTCATTTATGAAGAACCTTTCTATTTTTGGAGGATTAATGTTATTATCACAACAATTTATTATTTAAAATTCTGGATTATCTGTAAAAACCTGAGGAGCTGATATATTTTCACCTACTGTTTCTAATACTGGTTTTAATTGTTCCATAATAAAATATCCTGAAATTACACTAAAATATACTAATAAAGTATCTCTTATTAATAATTTTAATGGCTTGCTTTCATTATCAATAAATCTCATTTCAACAAATTTTGAAATAAAAAAAACTATCGATATTACCATAGCAATAATAAATATATTATCCATTTAAAATACTAAATCATATTCTTATTTAGTTTTTTACGCAAATTAATTTAAAATCTCAATATCGTCAATTAATAAATCCGGTAATAATTCTAGTTTTGGTTCATCCATTACATGAACATCAAAATCTGATAATGATACTGATTGATCTGAAATATTTAATTTAATATTACTATCATCATCATCATCGTTATCATGTAATCTACTTTGCTCTGCTCTTTGTTTATTTAGTAGTTCTAAATGTTCAATTGATTTAGGAGAATTTACTGTAGATTCAATATTATTTGTATCACGAGTATAATCGGTATCATTAAATCTTAATTTAGAATCAGTATTTGTGTTTGGATTTGTATTTATGTTTTGATCATTACTGCCACCATTTATAGGACCTTCGTCTATATATTCTTCTTTAATTTCTTCTCTTACATCTTCTTCCACAGTTTCATCCATATATGCTTTAAGAATTGCTTCTACAGGAATGCTCTCTCTCAAAGTATTTAAAATACATTCTTGAACTATTACTTCTAATTCTCTATTATGTTTTTGAGTTTGAAGAGGAGGAATATGTATTTCAAATAAATATGTATTTTTATATACTTTTCTAGCTACATTAATATAAACCTTATGAATAAAATCATCTAATTTTGGAATATTAATATCTATTTTTTTTTGTTTTTGACCAACGCGCATAGCGGTTAATATCTTAAGTTGAATTATATGTACACATGTCACTAAATCTTCTAAATAAGAACAATGTGATTTATCAGATATTCGTTTTTTCTCCGCTTCAATAATTGTTGGATTCCACTTTGGAACTCTTGAAATAAAATTCTGAAATGTCATTAAATATTTATCCATTTCATTATTTTCCTTACATAATTTTATTGCTTCATCTAAGATTGATTTATATCCATCAACAATAAGAGGCGTTAAAATAGTAACTAATCTGGCACTCCATTCATTTTTACTTTCATGTAGTGAACTCAAATTAAAATCATCCATCAATATTAATACCCAATTTTTTAATAATTAATTATTAACTTATTATTAACTTATTATTAACTTATTATTCACTTATTATTTCTAAATTAAATAAATGATATATTTTCTAATGATAATTCCGAATCTAAAAATACAAAATTTAAAATAAAAAGAATAATTAATTTTTCATTCCTAAATTCTTTTCTTACTTTGTTAAAAGCAATTAATAATTCGTATTTTTTTTCATTTGAAACTAATATTTCTACAACTTTTGTTGTTTCGATTAAATTAATTATATCTATACCACTATATCCTTTTTCATATAATTTTGTAGAAAAATCTATTAATTCCTCTATATTTATTTTGTTATTTACCGATTTTAATAACTCTTTTTTTAACCATTCTGATCTACTACTTTTTATATCCTTCATTTTAAAAGTTTGATTCAAATTATATTTATATAAATTTATTATATTACCATTGTACACTGGTTCTGATATATATATTTCACAAAATCTTGACAGAATTGGTTTTAATAACTTATATTTATCTTCAACTATTATAAAAAATCGTGTATTATGACTAAAAAGTTCAATACATCTTCGCAATGCGGATTGAGCATCCATTGTTAATTTATCAGCATTTAACAAAACAATACTTTTAAAAATATCACCACCATTTGAATTAATATGAGTTTTAGCAAAGAATTTTAGTTCATCTCTAATAAATTTTATCCCTTTTCCATGCGCACAATTTACATGCATAACTAATGATTTAATCTTCTCTCTATCATTATTATATATGCTATGAATAAAATCGTTTACAATTGTTCTTTTACCACTTCCAGAAGATCCGTGAAATATAATATTTGGAATTTTATGAATTGTTTTAAAATATTCTAATTTTTCTTTTACTGATTCGTGAATATTTAATAGTGACATTTGATAACTTATTAATATTAAAGTAGTGTTTTTATATTTTAATATTACGTAATAATTTCTTTTATTTTAATTCTTTTTTCATTCTTTTAAACAGAAGTCGTTAAACTATGTGTATAAGGATTATTTTTAAAAGCATTTAAAATATCTGGCTGAATACGCTCACAACCTGCGCATTCATTATAATATTGCGGCACATTTATTTTTCCATAAATTTCTTTTGATGGGGGCATAGTTATATTACTTACTGGCGCATTTACTCTATAATTATATCTATCTGAATCTTGTCTAGAAATATTTACATTCATTTGTTGGTTAAACATTTGAGTTCCACCAGGATTTGGCCTATTATTTATGGTAGCAGATTTAATATCGTTATTATGTTGTCTATATGCGGAGTCATAACTCATATCACCGTACTGAGCAGCAGCACCACCAGAAGTACCTATATAACTACAACTTGTTGTATCTCTCTGGGTTTGTTCTCCAGGCATAGCATTATTAACATACATTCCTTCTTTTTGATTATTAATATTAAAATTTGGTGAGTACAAGGTAGTTTCCTTAACAGTTGTATTTGTTGTATCAAAAGGATTAACAACATAACTTTGAGGAACTGATGATCCAGCCTCACCATAAATCCTAATATTATTTGTAGCTTCTTCCTTTCTAGATGGTCTTAAAATATCCATTAATGGCGCAATTACAGCACCAATAGCCCCACCAAATCCACTTCTTAAAGTATCGGGTTGTTTCATTGTTGATCTGTTGTTAGAGTAATTTGTATGACTTCTTAAAAAATTATCACCATCTATGCTAGGACCTTTACCAGAGGCAGATGAACATGCTACATCTTTAGCCGGCATTTGATGTCTTTTTGATGGCTCGAATGCGGTAGGAGCTTGACCAGCCTGTCTATCTGAATTTCCTGCAGGACCTTTATAATCTGATAAAATATCGTTACGTCTTATTACACCCATTTCCTCAATAGGTCTTAAACGCTCCGCTTTTTCACCACCTGTTGTGGTTAGCCAACGATCTTGTGTATTGATAAAAAATGAATCAGGTGTTTGTTTTTCTACACGACCTATTAATCCTAAATTTTTAATTACAGCATTCGCAGGACCTTCGTGATTTGTTAATGTATATTCTAATTTTGGATTTGTATCCACTCTTAACTCATCAACCGTTTTTGGTAACCAAGAATCACGCGATTCCATACCAGAATTAAATCCACCACTACCAGTTGTTGAATATCCTTGATTTAAACCTGGACCAACATTTTCCGTAGCAAAAGGCTTTACATTATTATTTCTCATTCCTGGATTAACACGCGATTGAAAAAAGTCACTTTGATTTGGCGCACCATGTGACCATTGAACATTGTCTTCAGGTTTAAATAATGGAGCTTGTTCTATTTTTTTTATTACTTGTGAACCAGAACCATTCATGTTATCTAAAACAGTTTCAGCTATATTCATATCATATGTGTAACCTTTAATTTTTCCACCATTAAATGGCACCATATTGTTATGTTTAAATTGGGCAGAATCTAAGTAATTTCCAGTCATTGAATGGATTTTTTGAGGGTTTTGCCCCACAGGTTTTCCTTGATTTACTCTTTTTTCGTAGTTATTTTGATCAAAATATTTATCTGTTGCCGTATTTGGATTAGGATACTCTTGTACTGTGTCTACTAATTGATTTATGTTAGTAACTGGAAAATTTTGTGGAAGTATATTTGTATTTGGTAAATAATTTGTTTGTTTACCCATATTTGTGAAATTTTCTTGTCTCATTTTTATTCTATTTTCATTCCTTAAAGGTTCTTTATTTGATGACGTTTGATTTGATATTACATACATTCCACCTAATGCGATTAAAGGGATAGCTAATTCCATTATATATATTAAACATTATATTTTTAATCTAATAATAATCTTAAATACTTAAAGTGTTTTAAATATTTAATTTCTAGTATTTTATTTATTATTTAATAAATTTTTAAATATATTTTTTAATAAATTTAAGAAAATGTTTTACATGAATTGCTTTGAGCACATGTATTAGGCCCTCCAATATAATTACCATTTGATACAACTGATGGTAATCTATCATTTGCTTCATTTATAATACAATCTCTCTTTGGTGTAAAATAATCTTTCTCTAAAATTCTAGTATTTAAATTATTTAAAAATGGAACACAAGTATTTTCTTGGGGATTTAGTGGAGGATAATACCAATCAACTTGTTCTTTATCACGATACCACCATGCGGGATCTGTTGTCCTTGATTGTCCTGTAGTTAACTTATTTGAAGATGGATAACTAATGGCTTCATTTGGAACATTATAACTTTTATAATTATCTTTTCCTAAACAATCTCTACTAAGACTCCTATTTACACCTAGAAGATCACTTTCTAAATTAATTGTATTCGTTCTTAAATTCGCACCCCATTTTTGTATTCTTATAAAAGGATCTTCCATATAATAAGGATCAGAACCATTTCCAGGTACATTCATTACCCATCTTCCAGGGTCGGTTGATTGTTGTATTTGTTTTTTTGTTCTACTTTCATCATAATTAAATCTGGTAAATGCCATTTTATTATATATATACTTTTAAAAAAAGTATAACAAAATAATTTATATAAAATACTTTTCTTAAGCGAAGCAGAATTAATGAAATAAAGAAAACCCATTTTAATTTCATTATACACAATTGAAGATTTAATGTAATAACAGTATGCTGACCGCTATTACCAGTTTCTGAAGCAATCTGTATTTTAAGACAACCGAATTAATACGATTGAAACATTAGCAGTTCCAGCCCAAGAAGAACCATCACTTGTCCCACCAGTTAATAAAAAATAACAATCACCACTCGCACTACCTGACACCTCAAATGTATCAACAAAACTACAATAAGTTCCCATAGGAGTTCCAGCAGGGTCATATTGAATTGCCGTTTGAAAACCAGTATTAGCATACCCAAATACAGAGTTAAAAACTATATCAGTATTAGTAGTATCTAACGCTTGATAAGTAAGAACATTCCTTGTATTAGGAGGAGCAGTTGTATAAAACGCTACTTCTACTTTCCAAATTGTAAAAGCAACCATATCAGCAATATTTCCAGTATTAAATATAGTTCCAGTAGGACTTCCAGATACAGAAAAAGATAAAGAACTATAAAATCGTCTTGGTAAAATAATAACGTTATTAAATTGTAATATTGAACCACTTATTAAAATATCACCAGTAGCAGATAAACTAATATTAGCACCACTCGTTATATCAATATTACCATATGGAGCATCCAAATCAATAATATTTGAACCATCATTATTACCCCCAGCAGTTAAAATAATAGCACCAACACCACTAATAGTATTACATGTTATATTAATATCACCATCAGTAGCATCTAAATTGATTTCATTCCCTGTTGTCGTTAATAACAACTTATCATTCCCTGATGCTATTACCAAATCATTTACGTTTGCTCCTAATGTATAAACCTCTGTTGCATCAATAATAGGCATTTATATAAGTAGATATTTTATTAAACCATTGACCAACCAAAAGTAGAAACACTTATTGTATAAATAGCAGTAAAAATATGAGAATGACCTGTTGCCAACGAACGAGGTGTCAGTGAAGCAGTACCAGTAGAAGAATAAATTGTTTGTCCTCCACTCGCAGCAACTAATAAAGCATTCCCATTTGTATTTGTTATAAGGAATTGAATACCAACATTACCACTTGTCACAATAGGTAGAGTTATAGTTTGACCTGTTCCATTAATTGTTTGAGAGTAGGGGGAATTAATAGTCAGCGTTCCACCACTTGTTGAATAATTACAAGCAAATTGGGGTTTCCCAAATGATAAAACATTATTTACATTATCAAAACCCATACCGCCTTGCCAAGTTTGAAGACCTGTTTGTCCTATTGTATATCTTGGAATTGAACCTGTTCCGTCGCCAGTATAAACTGTAAATCCAGTCGTATAATCTAAATCTATCAACATTCCATTACCTACACCACCAACATCACCTACTCTAAATCTGCCGTCGGCCTGCGTAAAAGTAATGTTGCTTCCACCTGAAAGGTTAGCAGTCCAATCATTACCAGCGTCATTAAAATTCATATTATTTGTGCCTCCAATTATTTTAAATTCAGGGCAAGTGTTTTCAATAGAACTACCTGAATTTAATAACAATCTGTCATTCCCTGATGCTATTTCCAAATCATTTCCATTTACTCCTAATGTATAAACTTCTGCTGAATTTCCATTAGTGATTTCAAGGTCGGTCTTGGTTAATACAGATTGATATAATGCTCCTACTGTATCAGTAAATGTAAGTGAAGAAGGCGTCAAACTTGATATAATTTCAGTATTATATCTTACTTCTACTTCGTCGTTATATATATTTGTTTCTAATTCACTACCGCTACCCTGCTTTACTTTCATTCCGTCTTTGTCTATTCTTGTAAATACAGGGTCAGGCAAAGCAGGGTCATTATCTATAATTTGAATTTGAGTATTGGTTAATGTATTTGTAATAAATGTAGTAGCATTATTTAATTCTATCTCATTATTATTTAATGTAAGAGAATTTATCTCAGGTGATAATCCATCTGATAAAGTAATTTGTGGATTTATTGTTGGTTCTATATTTATATATCCTGCGGTAGCACCAGAAAAATCATCCATTCTCATTGTTTGAACTCTTAATGCACCTCCATTTTCTATCCATATTCCATCTAAACCTGCTGGTAAAGTGTAACCTGAAGCTTGTGGTGTTAATGCTAAATAAGTTGGATCAATTCCACCTTGAACATATAATGCTCCATATACCATTACATCACCTGTATAGCCTATTCCAGTATAACCAGGACCAGTTGAACCTGTAAAGCTTGATGTTTGCCATTGAGACGGCCCTGTATTTCCAGTTGGACCTGTATCACCTGTTGGTCCTGTTGGTCCTGTTGGTCCTGTATCACCTGTTGGTCCTGTATCACCTGTTGGTCCTGTATCACCTGTTGGTCCAGTAAAACCAGTTGGTCCTGTATCTCCAATTGGACCTTGTAAACCTATTGGTCCTGTTACTCCTGTATAACCTGTTGGTCCTGTAGCACCAGTTTGACCATATGGACCAATTGGTCCTTGTTCTCCTGTAGAACCTGTAGGTCCTTGAGGTCCTAAACCTCTTAAATCACAACAACGTCTAGCTGCTAAATAATTTGAATAAGTATTCATAATATAATATATGTTATATTTTTTATATAAATGTATTTTATATTTAAAAAATGTATTTAAATATATGATTTTTTATTTATTTTTATTATATAATAGTAATTATTAAAATTATTAAATCAGTTTTTATGGTATTGTAAACTTTAAATACAATGTTACATTAAACAAACCATCATTCGGCGGTAATGAACCACCAGTTTCCCAATAGTTATTACCAGGGTCTACTATATAGCAATATATCAAATTGCCTGCTAAAAAATTTCTAGTACCTTTAATATTATCTGACCATCCTGATTCTTGTCTTCCAGAAGAATATGGAGTGGGCCATTGAGTGTCACCAAAAGCAAGAATTGGCGTACTATCTAATATAAGAAAATCAAACTTAGCACCACTAAAATAGTCTTTTGAATATGCTGAGTTAACTGACACTCTAACTACTTGTCCGTCGTATGGAGCTATATATGCTACCATTTGGTCTGTTCTACTCATAACACCTGTTGTTGATGGAGCAGAATTTCCAAATGGATCATTTCCAGGAGCTATATTATTAAAATAATTATCCATTGGATACATTAATGCTCCATTTGGAAATCCTAAACTTGCTGAAAACGCATAATAGTTATATTGACTTCCAACCACACTACTAGGCGTGCCTGTTCCGTAAAGTCCTGGTCCTAATTCTACTCCTGATTTTGTATCAAAATAATATGTTATTGCTGCGGCAATATTTTCTCCTTGTGGTCCTGTAATACCAGTTGGTCCTGTACGTCCTGTTGGTCCTGTAATACCAGTTGGTCCTGTAATACCAGTTGGTCCTGTACGTCCTGTTGGTCCTGTAATACCAGTTGGTCCTGTAATACCAGTTGGTCCTGTGTTACCGGTTGGCCCTGTGTTACCGGTTGGCCCTGTGTTACCTGTTGATCCTGTGTTACCTTGTATTCCTTGTATACCGGTTGGTCCTGTAATACCGGTTGGCCCTGTGTTACCGGTTGGTCCTGTAGCTCCTGTATTTGATGCTGTTCCTCCAGGCCCTGTTGGTCCTGTATAACCAGTTTGTCCATAAGGACCTATTGGTCCTTGTTCTCCTGTAGAACCTGTAGGTCCTTGAGGTCCTAAACCTCTTAAATCACAACAACGTCTAGCTGCTAAATAATTTGAATAAGTATTCATAATATAATATGTTATATTTTTTATATATTTTATATTTAATAGTTTTAATATATTAAAAACATAATTTTAATATAATCTATTAAATGAATTTTCCAAAAAAACTACCAATATTAGGTCCAACATTATGTTTAAACATGATTGTTAAAAATGAAAGTAAAATTATTACACGATTATTTGATTCTGTTATTAATATTATTGATTGCTATTGTATTTGTGATACTGGTTCTACAGATAATACAATAGAATTAATTAAAAATTATTTTGAAAATAAAAATATACCAGGAAAAATTGTCAATGAACCATTTAAAAATTTCGCACATAATCGAAACTTTGCTTTAAAATCTGCTATAGGTATGTCTGACTATATCTTATTAATGGATGCGGATATGATATTAAAAATTATTAATTTTAATAAGAAAACTCTGAGTAATTTTGATTCCTTTTATATTTTACAAGGAAATGATGATTTTTATTATCAGAATTTAAGAATTATTAAAAATAATGGCTTATTTAGTTATGTTGGAGTTACACATGAATACATTTCTACACCACCAAATAATAAACTATTACATATTACTAAAGAAGAATTATTTATTACTGATTATGGTGATGGAGGATGTAAAAGTGACAAATTTGAGCGAGATATTAAACTTCTAACAAATGGAATTATTGAAGAACCTAAAAACAGTGAGAGATATCATTTTTATTTAGCAAAT